GAATTTATCGTCTTTCAAAGCCAGGTTGAACATATCTTAGAAGATATAAGAGAAGATATAACATTCGATGATTATCAAGAACCTTTATATAATATAGATGATTTATTTTATTCAGACTACACAGAAGAATCAGAAATATTCTGATAATATTTGTACTGATATAAAATTAGAAGAAGCTTTAGATAGATTATCAAAGTACACTACTCTTGCACTCGATACAGAAACATCAGGATTAAAGATACATTATCTAAAAATATTGATGTTACAAATTGGTACTCCTGATGGAGATCAGTTTGTGTTTGATATGAGAGGAATGCCTGTAGAAGGCATTAAGAGGCTATTAGAAGACTCTAAGATACTATACCTAGGTCATAACATTAAATTTGACTATAATGTCTTAAAACGCTTGAAAATAGTATTAAACAATGTTTATGATACTATGGTGGTGGATCAGGTTATATTTAATGGTCTCTATTCTATTTCAGATATATCTCGTTCAAAAAGATTCTCTTTAGCAGGTGTTTATAAGTATTACTTCAATACTAGTATAGACAAAGAAGTAAGACAACAATTCTATGGTATAACAGATAACGAATTTACTGAACAACAAATTCAGTATGGCGCATTAGATGTTGTATATCCTTTTGAAATTAAAAAGAAACAAGAGGAACTTATAGAAAAATATAACTTACAAACATGTGTTGACTTAGAGAATAAAGTATTATTGTCTTTAGGAGATATTGAGTACAATGGCTTTAATCTAAATAAACAAAAATGGTTAGATTTAAATGCTAAATATCAAATAAAAACAAAAAAGACTATAGAAGAACTTGACAATCTTATATTATCTTGTAATAAAAATAAGATAAGAAAATATGTATGTAATGCATATCAAACAGATTTATTTGATTCTGCTTTTGAAAACAAAAGAAAAACTATAATAAACTGGTCAAGTGATAAACAAGTCTACGAGATTTTAAATTCAGTTTTTGGTATAAATCCTATTAATAAGGATAATAAAGCTAGTTCGAGTGCCAATGCTATTAATCTATTAGATAAAAGGTACCCAATCACAGATTTAATATTACAACTACGTAAAGAAGAAAAAGCTGTAACTTCATTTGGTTTAGACTATCTAAGAAAGTTTCAAGAGTTTGATAATAGAGTAAGAACTACCTATAACCAGATTGTTGAAACGGGTAGAATAAGTTCACGTAATCCTAACTTACAACAGATACCAAAAGAAGATGAGTTTAGGGAGGCTTTTGATGCTCCTGTAGGACGTAAAATTATAACTGCTGACTATTCAGCCCAAGAGGCAAGGATAATGGCAGATAGAGCACACGATGAATCATATATTGAATTCTTCAGTAAAGGAGGAGGAGATATACATAGCTTCGTAGCAACTAAGATGTTTAGTGCTTCGTTTGGTAGAGAATTTATAGTAACTTCTACTAATGAAAATAAAAGCTATAGACAAAAAGGTAAAACCTTAAACTTTGCTATAAGTTTTGGTGGGTCAGCATACACACTGTCTAGAAGTTTAAAAATAAGCGAGTCTGAAGCACAAGAGTTAATAGATGCTTTCTTTAAAGGATTTCCAAAGTTAAAGAAAATGTTTGATGAGAATAAAAAATTTGCTTTACAAAACGGTTATATTCTTACTAACGATATTATTAAAAGAATCAGACACTTTAAATATTGGAATACATATACAGAATTGTTAAAGAAAAAGAAATTAACTAACGAAGAAAGAACTGAATTACACAAACTTAAAGGAAAAATTGAGCGAAGAGCTTTGAATACTCCTATTCAAGGAACTGCTTCTGATATGATGAAGTTAGCTTTAATTTATATAAGACAAGAGTTATTGAAAAATAACATAATGCCTTATGACCTTAACGCTGAAATAAAATTAGTTAATGTAGTACATGACGAGTGTAGTACTGAAAGTACAGAAGATAAAGCTAATTTAGCTTCAGAAATACAAAAACAAAGTATGGAGAAAGCTGGCAGAATGCTAATTAAAAGCATAGAAATGGTAGCTGAACCTGCTATAAAAGATCATTGGGATCATTAACATTACAAAAACTTACTATAATTACAGATTAATTTATTAAAATTCACAATTATGGTAGTTGATGTAAATACAGAAAAAATATACAAGTTAAATATCAGTGCAGATGTATACATTCTATTGTATTTAATATACAAAAAGAATTTTATAACAGCTAAAAGATATTTGACTAAAAATAATGTCCTTACAGAAACTGTTTTGCAAGACCTAGTTGATAAAAGGTTAATACATAATTTAAATAAAAACAACGAATTGGACCTTACTAAAATACAAGTAAGAGAAAACTTTGTTGAGAATGCCATAAAAAATCCAAGTTTCTTTGAAGAATTCCTGGAACATTTCCCTATAAAAACTGTTCGTACAGATGGACAAACAGACTATTTGAGAACTGATTTAAAAAGATGTAAAGTCTTATACAATAGGTTAACAAAGGGAGATAGAAACTTTCATAATGATATTATAAAATACCTTGATGAAGAGGTTAAGTATAGAGAGAATAACAACCAAATGCATTTTATGAAACGCTTACCTAAATGGTTAGCTTCAGAAGAATGGGAAATATGGAAACTTAAACTCAAAGATACTAATAATACTATAAATGATAGTTTAGGTTATGGTCAATACTTAGAATAATATGTTACCTTATAGACACATATCTGAGGCAACTGATGATATTGTGAAATATATTCACGAGAGAAAGGTTGGTCAGGTAAAATCTTTACGTACAAGGTGGGATAAATTTAATAATCAATGCATGGGTGGTATTGAACCAAATACTATTTATACTATAGCAGGTATATCAGGATCTGGTAAGTCTTCTTTTTTAAACAGTCTAGAAACAGATTTGTTTGATTTAAACCCAAAAGAAGATTTTATAATATTATCTTTCAATTTCGAAATGCTATCTAGTAAACAAGTGGGTAGGAAACTATCTTACAGACTGAATAAAACAACACAACAGTTATATTCAGGTTTAACAGATGAAAAATTATCAGATAATGATATAGAACAAATCGAAAAAGAAGCAGTGAAAATTAAGAAATATCCTATCTATTATGTAGATTTGCCTGGTAATGCAGATGAAATAAAATCAACTATATTAGAATTTTCAAAACTAGATTTTGTAAAAGACAAATGGCTAATTATAACATTAGACCATGCTTTGTTAGCTAAAAGCAGACAAGGCGAACGAGAAAGAGAAACGTTATCTAATTTACAGTATACGTTTATGGAGATGAAGAAGTATAATAGAAACACTATCATACAACTTAGTCAAATGAATCGAGAGATTGAAGGTGCTGAGAGATTGTCAAATCCCTCAATGCATTTCCCGAGTAGACGTGATATTTTTGGTTCCGAGGCTTTATTTCAAGCTTCTGACTATGTAATAGTAATGCATAGACCAGAATTATTACAGCTCAAAAGTTACGGTGTAGGAAACTGGCCTGTGGCCAACATGATATATCTTCACTTTTTAAAAAATAGAGAAGGAGAACTTAAAGTTCTTAGCTTTATTAACAATCTAAAATTCAATAGGATTGATGAGTATGTTAAGGAATCTACTAATACTCCGAGTCTCACTTTATTTTAATTTTAATTTAATCTTAGGCTTATGTTACCAAATGCAAGAAGAATTAATTTCGTAGAAAGCGACTTTTCGTACCTGACTCCCAGAACCATTGTCTTCGTCAAAGAAAAGCCCAAATCGCTCCTGAATGACAAGGGTCAGTTCCTTGTTAAAATTGATGAGAAAACCCCCTATGTGGAAGAACTCGTTAAGAAAGCTCAGGATCTTAACCTAACTGTTTCCGGTGATGGTACTGCTCCCGTAGGACCGTCTGGAGATGTAAGGAAGGCCAACAATGGCGACTTCCTTTCTTTTGGAACCTCTTCACGTTTCGACATGAATTGGATCAAGCGCGCAGGATATGTGTGCGAAAATGGTTACAGACCTGTCTATACCATGACAAAAGACTGGAAGAAAATCAACGAAGCCCTTCAGGAATTCGCTGATAAGAAGAAGAATGTTAAACTTAACGATGGAACAAACATCCGTTTCCATTCAAGGTTCTGTGTTGTTGATGGAAGAGTCTATCGCTACGACACTGATGACATTGCTGTTAATATTCCCGTAAAAGTTCTTAAGGAAATCGTCCTTGAACTGGGTATTATTAACGTAAGGATTTACTAGTAGTTTCTTTATTAGAAAATAACGGTATTCTTTACAAATAGATAGTTGGGGGTACCTTTAGGTACTCCCAGCTTTATTTAAATAAAAGTTATGGCAAATAAAATTTTAATTTTAGGTCAGCCTGGTACAGGTAAAACATCTGCTGCTAGGAATTTAGACCCAGCCACAACTTTTATTATTTGTCCTGATGAAAAAGCTTTGCCTTTTAAAGGATGGAAACTAAACTACAAAACTGTTCTTAACGAGAGTGGTAAAGTAGATTTAGCAAAAACAAATTTTTACAGAACTAGTTCCCCTCAGATTGTCAAGGCTATGTTAAAAGCCATTTCAGACAATAAACCTGAAACTAAAGTTGTACTTATAGATACTCTTACTGCTCTTATGATTTCTGAAAATATGAAACGTATTGGTGAAAAGGGTTTTGAAAAGTATAATGATTTTGCTTTTGATACTTATAGTATCATTAAGATGATTGACGGTTTGAGGGATGATCTCACAGTTATTGTTTTAGCTCATGTCGAAGAAAATTACGATTCAGAAGGTCAACTGCGTGTATCTTTTATGGTTCCTGGTGGAAAGCTACTTAAGGAAAAGATAAAAGTTGAAGGCATGTTTACTGTTGTGTTGTATACTGAAGTAGAAATGAAGGATAATAAACCTTTATATCACTTTGTTACACAGAACAATGGAAAAAATAGCTGTAAATCACCCGAGGGAATGTTTGAAGATTTTCGTATAGATAATGATTATTCATTTGTCTTACGTAAAATGGACGAATATGAAAAGGGTGGTACTAACTAAATATATATATTACAATGTTATATAATATTACTGAAGACTTACAGAAGAAAAATGTAAGCAACCGCTTTATGGATGTAGGTATCAACGAAAACGTAGAAATGATTAACGTTGAATACAAACAAACTGAGAAAACAGAATTCATCGCATTTTATTTTGAAGATGAAAACAAAGCTCGACTTTCACATACAGAGTGGAAAGTGAATCAGCTTAAACCACTTGCTCAGATGACACCGGAAGAAGCAGACTTGTATTTAAGACTTATCAAAGAACAAATGAGACGTATAAATGCAATTGTGACTACTTTCATACCTGAGGAAGAATTCAGGAAAGTTAAAGCTGACTCATTTGAAGAGTTTGCTCAGGCAACTATTAAAGCTCTAGGTGAATCATATAAAGGAGTAAAGATAAGGATCAAAGTTGTTTATGATCGTAGAAACTTTACTGCTCTACCTAGATATACTAATTACACTTGGATAGAGAAAATGACTGTTCCTAAAGAGGAGTCAGAAATAAAAATCTTTACAAGTGATAAGCTGACAAAGACTATGCCTCGTCGAATTGAAGGGGCAGATGAAAGTGTCACTAACATTTTGAATAAAGATGAAGGAGTAACTCCCAGTAATGAGATACCCTTCTAATATATAGTGTCAAGGGGTCTGCTAATAACAGGCCCCTTTTACTTTAAATTAAATCAAACTAAATGGGAAAAACAAGAAATTTAACAGACAAATCTCTGAAAAATTTTCTAAAAAGAGAACCTCATTCTCTGTTAGAAATATCAGAG